TAATTTACCATCCTGTAAAATACAAAGCATTGTTTGGAAGCAAAGCACCGGAAAACCTGCAAGCTAAAATAAAAGTTGTAAAAAATGAAAGCGAAGTCTTAAACGATAACAATATTAAAAGCAACGCAATTAGTGCAATTAACAAGTTTTTTAGTTTAGAAAATTGGGATTTTGGAGAGACATTTTACTTTAGTGAATTAGCCGCTTACATTATGAAAGAAATGGCACCTGATTTAAGCAGCGTGATATTAGTTCCTGTACAAGCAGATCAGTACTTCGGAAGTTTGTATGAAATTAAAGCTGAAAGCGATGAAATTTTTGCAAGTGCTGCAACCGTAAATGATATTGAAATTATAGACGCAATCACTGAAACAAAACTAAGAGCAGAGGGAAAAGTTGTAACAGCTGATACAACAGGTAACGCAAACATAACAAGTAATACATCGAGTTATTAAGGAATAAACTGAATGGCATTTGAAGATCAAAACGATTATCCAGTAGGAAGCTCAAACAGAAAACATTCTAAATTTTTGCCAAGATTTTTTAGAACTGGTACAAACGAAAAATTTGTAAATTCTACTATAGATCAATTATTTTCTCCTGGAGCAGTAGAAAAATTAAGTTCTTTTGTAGGTAGGAAAAATGCCAAAGCAAATATTAATGATTCTACATATCTTACAGATGTAAGTTTTCGTAGAGAAACATATCAGTTAGAGCCTAGTCTAGTAATCAAAGATGATCTTGACAATGTTACGTTTCACAAAGATTATATAGACTACTTAGGTCAGTTAGAATCCTTTAATAGCAATATTGAAAATCAAAGTGTGTTAAACGCTCAAGATATGTATTCTTGGAATGCACATATTGACTTTGATAAATTTAGTAACTTTAGAGAATACTATTGGATGCCAAATGGTCCTAGTGCAGTATCTGTGTATGGACAAACTACAGATATTGTAAGTACCTACAAAGTAACACTTGAATACGATAGCGACAACGAATCTTTTGTATTTTCGCCGGATGGTTTAACAAAAAATCCTACTATAGAGTTATACAAAGGTCAAACATACAAATTTGAAATTGACACCCCGGGACATCCATTTGCATTTGCATTTAGTAGAGATTTTCAACCTGGTCAAACTTTTGAAGATAGTGTAACTAATGAAAGCACACTAATAGAAACTGGCATAGAAATTGAGAACGAAGGTGATGACTTTGGAGGGTATATAGAAAAAGGCACAATTACTTTTAGAGTACCTGAAAATTTACAAGATAGCATCTATTATATCTCAGCTAACAATATAAACACTAGTGGTTTAATTAACGTTTTTAATATAGAAGACGGAACAACTATAAATGTTGAAAAAGAAATATTAGGTAAAAAAACTTATACAACAAGTAAAGGTTTTGATTTATCAAATGGTATGAAAGTTTATTTTACAGGAAATGTTATTCCTGAAAAGTATGCTACAGGTGAATTTTATATAGAAGGTGTAGGAAATGCTATTACACTTATATCTGCGCAAGATTTAAATACAGCAGGAATAGTATCAGACGATGTGCAACTTCCTTTTGATAATTATGGATTTGACGAATTACCTTATAGTTTAGCAATAGGCTATCCTAGTCAAAAAGATTATATTACAATTAATAGAGCTAGTCCAGATTTAAATGCCTGGAGTAGATATAATAGATGGATACATTCTGATGTAATTAAAAAGAGTGCAGAAATTAACAATGAAGAATATGCACTAGATGCAGATAGTAGAGCTAAAAGACCTATCATAGAATTTAATCCAGGAATAAAACTCTTTAACAATGGTTTAGTATCTAAGTCGCCAATCGATTTGATAGATACCGTTACTCAAGATGTGTTTAGCACTATTGAAGGTAGTGTTGGATATAACATTGATCAAGTTACTTTAGTTGATGGTATGAGAGTGTTGTTTACAGCAGACAACGATCCTTTAGTAAAAGATAAAATATTTGTTGTATCATTTATCAATCATAAAAATACAACTCAAATTGCATTAGTAGAAGCTGACGATTCTATGCCATCTGTTGACGATGTAGTTTTAATTACTGATGGTGTAAAAAATAAAGGTATACAATATTATTATAATGGAAGCACGTGGAAGAAAAGTCAAATAAAAACCAGTGTTAACCAAGCACCTTTATTTGACATATTTGATAAAGACGAAGTTTCTTATAAAGATTACACTGATAGTTCGTTTAGTGGAAATAAAATATTTTCTTACAAGTTAGGAACAGGTAGTAATGACACAGAACTGGGATTTCCATTAACTTATAAAAACATTAATAATGTCGGCGATATTGTTTTTAATTTTAATTTACTAAAAGACGAATGTACATACAATAACAATTTAGCACTTGATAAACTCAATTCAAATAAAGGTTTTGTTAAAAAAGTAAACTATTATACAAAAAATACGTCTTATGAAAATGCTTGGAAAAAACACTTTGTTCAAAGTAGACAAGCAGTAATTTTAGAATATTTTGGAAAAAATCAAACAAATAATTTCTTAGTTAATTGTTATAATAAATCTGCGTCTATTAGTGATTTAAAAATAAAAGTTTTTAAAAATAAAATCTATCAAGATATAGATATTGATTATACGATTGATACTTTTAAAGATCATAAAAGAATAATATTTACAAATGCGATTGATACAAATGATATTGTTACTATAAAGAGCTACTCAAAGACAAAGAAAAATTCAAACGGTTATTATGAAATACCTATGAATTTAGAACGAAATCCTGATAATTTAGAACCAACTGAATTTACAATTGCAGAAGTATCTGAACATGTAGACACTATTACACAAAATAATAATAATTTTAAAGGTGTATATCCAGGTGTGTCAAATTTAAGAGACTTAGGTGATACGTGCATTTATGGTGATAGATTTGTTCAACATACTGGCCCTATTAATTTGCCTTTATATACTCTTACTTCGAAAAAGTTTAATTTAATAAATGCAATAAAAACTAGCTTGGTAGAATATTCACGTTTTAAAAGAGAATTTATAAGGATAGCAACTAATGATGGATATAACAATACTATACCAAAACATGTAGATTATATACTTTCTCAAATTAATTCTGACAAAAGAAGAGAAAATGCTTTTTATAATACTGACATGGTTCCTCTCGGCGGCAAAACGGTATTAGAGTATACCGTTCTTGATCAAGGTAATCCATATTATCCTTTGTCTAATCCTTTTAATTTAAAAACTTTAAGTAATAAAGCAGTAATTGTTTATGTTAATGGAGAACAAGTATTACACAATGAAGATTATACGTTTACTGATGAAGGATTTATATTATTCTCAAATATTAATCAAAACGACAAAATAGAAATACACGAATACGAGAATACAGAAGGAAGTTATGTACCAGCTACTCCTACTAAATTAGGTGTCTATCCTTTATACAAACCTGAAAAGTATGTTGATACAAGTTATAGCACAAGTAAAAATGTTATACGTGGACACGACGGTAGTAAAATAATTGCTTTTGACGATTACAGAGACGACTTAATCTTAGAATTAGAAAAAAGAATTTACAACAATGTTAAAAAACAATATGATAAAAATATTTTTAACATTGACAAATATATGCCAGGATTGTATAGACAAAACAATCTAAGTAAATCATTTATTGACAATATTATGATAAGTGATTTTGTTAATTGGACAAATACAGCTCAAATATATAACTACTACGTGAACAACAGCGATCGTACTGATTCGTTTAGTTGGAATTACAGAGTAAGTTCGGATGCAACAGGATCAGCACTGCCTGGTTTTTGGAGAGGAATTTACAAATATGCGTATGATACTGATACGCCACATCTAACACCTTGGGAAATGCTAGGCTTTAGTATTAAGCCTAGTTGGTGGGAAGAAGTTTACGGTCCTGCACCCTATACAAGTGAAAACAAACCATTGTGGCAAGATATACAAGATGGTAAAATAAAAGAGCCGGGAAAATCTGTTGTAATCAAACCAGAATACAAAAGACCTAATTTGCTAAATCATATTCCAGTTGACGAGTTTGGACAAATACAAAGTCCTTACACATCTAACTTTGTAAAAGATTTTACTTACAATACTCAAATTGAAACAACTTTTAGATTTGGAGATGAAAATCCTACTGAAACTGCATGGAGACGTAGTAGCGAATATCCGTTTAGTTTGATTATGGCACTTTGCTTACTAAAACCAGCAGAAGTAGTTGGACTTTGTTTTGATAGAAGCAAAATTGAAAAAAATATTGCAGGAAATTTAGTTTATAATGAATATAAATCTATTTCTAGTAATGAAATTCAATTCACAGACACAAATTACACTAGTGGTCTAATAAATTATATTTACGACTATACAAAGTATAAAAATGCTGATTTTAGTTTATTTAAAAATGATATAAGTAATATCAAAAACAACTTGAGTTTTAGACTTGGAGGATTTAGTGATAAGTCAAAATTAAACATTCTCTTGGATAGTAAAACTCCAAATAGTTCGGGTACAATCTTTACGCCATCTGAAAATTATAATATATCATTAAAAACTAGTTCTCCAATTGGAGTTGCTTCTTATAGTGGTATGATAATAGAAAAAGTAGACGGAGGTTATAAAATTGACGGCTACGATCGTTACGATCCAAATTTTTCCTATTTTAAAGTAAAACCTCAGTCAGCGGATCCTAATATAAATGTAGGCGGCGTAAGTGAAGAATTTGCAATATGGAATTCAAATAAATTGTATATTGCAGGAATAATTGTTCAATACAATGGAGCATATTATAGAGTTAGTAAAACACACACATCAGGTGCAAGTTTTGAAAATGATAATTTTGTGCCATTAAAAGAGCTGCCTGTTGTAGGAGGTAGAGCTGCAAGATTTAGTAGAACATTTGACAAAGAAGTATCTAAATTACAATACGGCACAATATTAAAAGAATATCAAGATGTTATTGATTTAATTTTAGGATATGGAAAATATTTGCAATCTTTAGGCTTCCAATTTGATAATGTTAATAGTAATTTTGAAATAGTTGAAAATTGGAGCACTGCTGCAAAAGAATTTTTATTCTGGACTACACAAAATTGGGGAATTAACTCTTTAATTACATTATCGCCGGGTGCAAATAATATTGTATTTTCACAAGAATATTCAACTCCTGATAACATATATGATAGTATTTTTGACTATGAAATACTAGATCAAGATGGCAAACTTGTTACAATTGATTTTGCAAATATTGTTAGAACTGACGAAAACACATTTAGTTTAAAAACAACCGACGGTGCAAAAGGAATATTCTTTGTACGCTTGTTCTTAGTACAAAAAGAACATGTTGTAATTTTAGACAACGAAACAATTTTTGCAGATACTATATATAATCAAATCAGCGGATACAGACAAGAACGTGTAAAAGCAACCGGTTACAGAACTGCAAATTGGAATGGTACGTTAACTATTCCAGGTTTTGTGTACGATCAACCAAATATAAAAACATGGACTTCTTATACTGATTATCAAATTGGTGATGTTGTTAAGTATAAGGATTTTTATTACACAAGTAATAGTAAGTTTACTAGTGGTCAAAGTTTTGAATCTACATACTGGACTCAACTTAATGAAAAACCAGAAAATAACTTAATACCAAACTTTGAATATAAGACACAGCAATTTGCTGATTTTTATGATCTTGACACAGATAATTTTGATGTTGAACAACAAAAGTTTGCACAACATACTATTGCTTATCAAAAAAGAACATACTTACAAAATATAATAAATGATGACACAAGTCAATATAAATTTTATCAAGGTATGTTACAAGACAAAGGTACAACAAATGTATTAAAAAAATTGTTTGATAAGTTAAGTAGCGCAGATCAAGAAAGCATAGAAGCATACGAAGAATGGGCATTTAGAGTTGGTCAATACGGTGCTACTGATAGTTTTAATGAGTATGAACTACCGTTAGATGAGACAAAATTTGCACTATCACCGCAGCCTATTGAATTTGTTAACAGCAAAGATGTAACTAGAACTGATCTTGTATACGAAGCAACAAAGAATGATCTAACGGTAAAACCATTAGATTATGACAATAAAATATTTGCAACACATACTTTAGACCAATACATTAAAACAGGCGGATATGTAGCACCAAAACAAATTGATTATATAACAACAAACATAGATCAAATACTAGGTGCTGATGCAACAACATTTGAAATAGGTGATAAACTTTGGGTTACATCAGACAAACAAAGTTGGAATGTATATCAAATAACACTAATTGAAAATAAAGTAATGTCTGTAACAGGAACTCAAGGCGGGTTCGTTGCTGAATTTGAAAAATTACCTACAGAGTTTGCTATTGGCGATATTATAGGTATCTTAAACGTAAACAGCGATGTAGATGGATATAGAATTGTGCGCCAAATGTCAGGCAAGTTAGTTGAATTTTGGAGTGCAAACACCGTTGAATCTCAAGATTTAAGTGATAGTACACTTGGTAGTATTGTTGTATTAAAAAGTTTAAGATATGAAAACACAGAAGCACTTAACAATGAATCTTTAGCAAATGGTATTCTTCCTGATACTTATGCATGGATTGACAATATAGGCGGCAATTGGAAAACACTAAAAAATAATCCTGTATATGAAAACGTTGATATTTTAAAAAACCCTCGTGAAGGTATTTTAACTGAGTTTGCTAAATCATTTGATGTAAACACTGCAAATACTACAATGGTAGTAGGCGACAGCGAAGGCAATGGAAGATTTTTAACTTTTGACAGAATAGGTGATACACAAAATTTATTAGTAAAAGATAACATTCAAGCTGATACTGACTTAGTTGGAAGTGATAGTGGATTTGGTAAAGCAGTGGCTATATCGCCAAATTCGGAATATATCTTTGTCGGTGCTCCATATGCTTCTGAATTGCCTAATAGATTTGTAGGTGTATTAGATCCAGCAGGTACATATGCCGAAGGAGACATTGTTAGTGATAGAGGAATTATTTGGCGTGCAAACAAAGCCATAAACGGAGATAACAGCACTATCAACAATGATACACAGGATTGGGATCCTGTTGACTCTGTAAAGATTGATTTGACTTCTCCATATGCTAATCCAATACTAGAACATGGTTGTGTACTAGTTTACAAAAAAACACTTTTAGGATATGAATTATTTGATACAATTTTACCGCCTAGTGCATTAAATTACGAACACTTTGGTAAAACACTAAAAATAAGAAAAGATATAAATGGAAAATATATCTTATACGTTGGCAGTGATGCAGGCAATGGCAGAATTTATTTCCTTGATAACGACACAACAGATGGTACATATAGATACGCAGTTAATAGAAATTATAAAGGTGAATTTACTTTGACTTCGCCTTATAATAAAGGTGAAATAGTTTACTATGAAATACCTGGGTTAGATGGCGGTAGTCTGTATAGTGCTAATGACAGAATAGAAGCAGGTGTTGCGTTTAGCACAAACAATTGGACATTGCTTGATAACTATATCGAACATATTGGTTACTTACCAAACACAAGTTTTATCTTGCAAGATGAATCAGATAGTTTAGGTGTTGAACAAGGTGAAAATATTGGTGATCTATTTGACGTCTCTAAAAACGGTGAAGTCTTAATCGTTAATGCTAATATTGGTACTAGAGAAAATATAGTTAGTGCTTATAGACGAGTAAACGGCAGGTACGGATATTACCAAACATTTACATCAGAGTTACCTGGTGAAGATTACGGCAAGTATTGTGCTATTAGCGATGACGGTAATGATATTGCAATCAGTTCTATTAGAAATGATGCTACTGGACAAAACAATGGTAAAGTATACATTTACTCAAAAAATTCAAATGGAATTTTTGAAAAAACACAAGAACTTACAAGTGTTGCAGGAAATGAAAACGAAAAGTTTGGAATATCTTTAAATTTCTCAGGAAACATTTTAGCTGTTGCTACTGAAAAAGGAGATAGAGTTGTTCCTGAGATTTATGATAATAATGACGTAACATTTGACGCAGGATCTACTACATTTTGTAATAGATTTGAAGATGAAAGTCAAATATTTGTATTCCAAAAATTATTAGATACATGGATTTATAGCGAAGAAATGGTATTTAATATTCCTACAAAACCAAGTTTAGAACCTATTGTGCTTTGTAAGAATAATCATGTTTATGTTGCTTATCCTGAATTAGAATATGAAGCCGATTATGGTACTATTGTTGATTTGCGTAGAGACTTTGATGCATATGCATGGGAAATATCTGCAGAGCAAATACCTAGTGTTAATCTTTCTAAAATTAAAAGAGCATTTGTTTACAATAAAAACACAAACGATATTATACAATATTTGGATTTAATTGATCCTATACAAGGCAAAGTTGCAGGTATAGCAGAACAAGACCTTGATTATAAAACAGGATACGATCCTGCTGAATACTCTATTACAGATCAAGATATAGAATACAATCAAGTATGGACAGAAAAACAAGTCGGAAAATACTGGTGGGAAACTAGTTCATCTAAATGGTACAATCCTTACCAAGATACAATTGAATATCAAACTAGTTTTTGGAATAAACTATTGCCTGGTTACACTATTAATGTATATGAGTGGATTGAAAGTAATTATTTGCCTGATGAGTATGATAGCATATCGCAAAGCGATGCAGCTGGTGAATATAATATCACTGGTTTAAGTAAGTATGGAAACTACAGATATTCAGTAGGTAAAAAATATGATCCTGTTGCAGAGAAATTTAACACCAAGTATTATTTCTGGGTAGGTAATAAGCAAACAATTAGCAACGAAAACAAAAATACAAGTGTTTACGAAATTGCAAATATTATAGCAGATCCTAAAGCAGCAGGTTTGAGATTTGCAATGCCTCTTGCAGAAAATAGAATTTCTTTAGTAAATTGTGAAAGTATTATAAATGATACTGATACAATTTTACACATAGATTTATACAAAGGTGAAGAAAACAATGACAGAAATATTCACACTGAATATAAACTAGTAAGCGAAGGTTTAGACTATACTGATATTCCATCAACTTTAATTACAAAATGGATTGATAGTTTAGTTGGTTACGATGCTAATGCTCGTCCTGTACCAGATACTACTTTACATCCTGTAAAACGTTATGGTGTTGAAAATAAACCAAGACAATCTATGTTTATTAACAAGCAAGAAGCTCTAAAACAGGTGATTGAACGTGCAAACAAAGTGATGTCGCAAAACATTATTACAGACTTTAGAAACATTCAAAAGTTGTTTGATTTTGATAAACCACCTACTAAATTTAGTAATCAGTGGGATGCAAGTGTAGTAAGCGAAAACGACTTAAATACCGTGGGTGTAGCAAAATTTAAACAGGCTAAGTTTACGCCTGTAATAGAAAACGGACAAATTGTTGATGTAGTTATCACAGATGTAGGTTATGGTTACCAATATGCTCCTACCGTTACAATTACAGGCGACGGTTCTAATGCAAAAATAACAACATCTATTGATGCTTTTGGTAGAATAAATGGAACAACTATTAAAGATTCTGGTAAAAACTATACAAGTGCAACACTTGTTGTAAGAAAGTTTTCAGTTCTTGTTGAAGTTGACAGCACAATAGAAGACAGATGGGCTGTATATCAATATAACGAAGTTGAAAGAGTATGGAATAGAGCTTACTATCAAGAATGGAATGTACAGAATTATTGGTCATACGTTGACTATTATGCAACAGGGTATGATGCAAACACTGCAATTGATTATGTTATTGATGGCAGTTATGCACTAGAATCGATAAATGATACAATCGGAGACGTTGTAAAAATCAACAATATCGGATCAGGTGGCTGGCTGTTACTGAGAAAAATTGATTCGCAAGAAGAAGTAGATTACACTATAAACTATGAGACTATTGGTAGACAAAATGGTACAATACAAATAAGCACCAACTTGTTTAACAAACCTACTATAGGTTTTGATCAAATTGGTTTTGATACTTCAATATATGATAGAGAGCCTTATGTTGAAACTAGAAAAATTCTAGAAGTTTTAAAAGATAATATTTTAATAGATGATTTGTCAATTGAATTTAACAATTTATTCTTTTTAAGTGTGCGTTTTGCTTTAACAGAACAGCAAAGTTTAGACTGGGCATTTAAAACCAGTTTTATTAGAGCAAAGCATAACTTAGGAACTTTAGAACAAAAAGTTACATTTAAAAATGATAACCTAGAAAGTTTTGAAGATTTTATTAATGAAGTTAAACCGTATAAAGTTAATATACGAGAATTTATTAGTGCTTACGAAAACATTGAAAATTCACAAAATAGTATTAGTGATTTTGATTTACCTCCTCGTTATGATATAGAGCTTAATAGAATTACTCCTGAGAATTTGATTTACAATAATGATCTTATAATAGGAGATACAACTTATGTTGAAACATATCCTCAAAAAAATTGGTTAGACAACTACAAATATAAAATAAAAGAACTTATAATTTACGATGCAGGGTATGGCTTAAATTCTTCACCAATTATTACAATAAGTGGTGGCAATGGTCCTACTATAGTAGGTAAAGGATATAGATCAAACGGTACATTAGGAAGTATTGACATTGATATAAATGATGCATTGTACACTAGTGCGCCTACGATCACTATTGAAGGTAGTTATGATGAAGATTATAGAGAACCAAGAGTAATAGCAATATTAGGCGACGGTGTTGTTAGAGCTACACACATGGTAATGAAGTTTGATAGAATGTCTGGTGTATATGCTTATACCACATTAAACGAAACTCAAACATTTACAGGCACAGGATCTAAAGATACATTTACATTAAAATGGCCTGCAGATTTACGCACTAATAAAATTACTATCACGAAAGATGGATATCCTGTACTAAGCGAAGATTATCTTGTTCAAAACATTAAAGATACTACAAAAGGTTACGACAGATATTTAGGTCAAATAACATTTGAAACAGCGCCTGAGTTAAACTCAAACATTGTTATTTCTTATTACAAGTCTCCTATTTTACTATCAGCTGAAGATAGAATACAATTCTATTATGAGCCAACATCTGGTATGCCAGGTAAAGCATTAAATCAACTAATGGATGGTGTAGAATATGATGGTGTACAAATTGATAGTATTGATTTTGCAACTTCTCAAGGCTGGGACACTGGCGGATTTGGAGATGTTGCATGGGATGTGTTTACAGAAATTGAAGACGAAATATTTGTTTTAGATGGCAGTACAAATACATTTGAACTATCAGCACCTTTAGAAGACGGAGTAGCATACAATGTTTACAAAGGTACAGCAAATCAAACTAACCTAACTAGAATTGATGATCCAAATTACGATATTGGAAGTGGTATTAGCAATCCTAATGCACTTATGAACACAATCTATGGTGATGGTATACAAACAACTATTGTTATAGACGAAGAAACTATTAGCACACAAGCTAATGATAAAATTATATTTAGAAAGTCAACTAGTGATGGTAGCTTTACTCCAGTTGAAGGAGTGATTGACACAGAACTCTCAGGCGGATCTTACTCTAGTGGTGCCCTTTCAAATGCAAGAGGTATTGATAGCGGCGAAATCGTTGTAGACGGCGACGGATTTGTTACTACAACAACTTCAAAAGGTCCAGAAGAATTAGTACCAGGACAAATTCTTGATACCGTTGATATTAGAGTTTTACACAAACCAGATGATGGACAAGCAATTAAACAAAGTTATTTCTATGAAGGCGATTGGAATACAGGAAGATATGCTGTAGACTTTGCACCTCAAACACAAAATAGTATAATTGTTATGCGTGACGGTGAAAAATTGTCTTCTGAAGATTATAGTTTTGATTATGAAACTAACGAAGTTGTAATTGACACTGGTAGTAGTTTACCTGAAACATTTACATTGAGTATTATTGTTATTGGAAACAATGGCGAAAACATACTTGATAGTGATAAATTTACAGGAGATGGAACTACAAGAGAATTTATCACTGGTATTAAGTATCAAGAAGATGTTACAAGTTTTGTTACAATCAACGGCAATGTACAGCAAAGAGCCAGTGATTATATTCTGTTCGAAACAGACGATACTTACAAAGCAACAAAATGTCTAGCAATTAGATTTGGACAAGCACCGTCTGCCGGAGATGTTATTACATATAATGTCTACGATAGTAGCACACAAACATATAGTGAAATGGTTGTAACAAAAAGTGTTGTTCCAGAACGTAATGTTCCTTTCTTTAAATTTGACGAAACAAATGCACCGTTTACTTCTAAACCATTAGGACATCAAGTATTGGTGCGTGTAAATGACGAATTTAAAAATGCTGGTTACAACATTAGACATATTGTTACTGATGATACTAGAGTATATCCAATTCAAACATGGCAATTTGAAAAACCTACACAGATTGTAAGTGAAGAAATATTTGTGTATCTTAACAATAGTCCTATTGAATTTAACACACAATGGATTTGGGATCCAATAAATGGCAGAATTCAATTATTAGATGGCACAGGTAATGCTGGTGATATTTTAGAAATATATGTGTTAGGTACTGGAGAGTACTACTTTATAGATACCGTCGTTGATATGACTGCTGCTTCGGGTACACTTACCATGGATTTGACAGAAGATCAATTTATTGAATTTACTCTAAACGATAGTACTCGTATTGGTGCATTCCTAAAATCATACGAGGAAATTACAGGTGGATACAGATTAAAACTATATGGTTGGGAAAGAGATTTAGCAAAAACTACAGATAGTTCTAGAGAATTATTAGAAGTTACAGGATTAAGTTCAGATCAAGATGCTATATTAACCAATATAGAATTTGTAGAAAGCGACACATTAACACTACAAGAAAAACCAGTAACCGGTGATGTAGTTGAAATTATAACATTTAGTGAACATGACATTAATAGTTTTGATAGAATAAGCAGCGAAGTATTGTTCTATGAATTTGTTCCTGAAAACACTGATGAATATATCAAACGTAACTTGCTATCAAAAGGATACATTAGCTTAAATTCACCTGCTACAAATGCAAACTATGTATGGGTAATTAGAAATAATAAATTATTAAGACCTTATGTTGATTATAAATTATCAGATGATAAAAATATTGTTGAATTAGCACAAAGACCAAGTGAAAATGATTATTTAGAAGTATTGCATTTTACATCAAAACCAACAAGTAATAAATTTGGATTTAGAATATTTAAAGATATTTTAAATCGCACACACTACAAACGTCTTAATATTGATACAGAATTTAAATTGTCTCAACCTTTAAACTGGTACGATCAAAGTATACAATTAGTTGATTCAACAGATGTACCGAGACCAAACAGAGGTAGCGGTAAACCTGGAGTTATGTTTATTGAAGGTGAACGTATTGAATACTACGGTGTTGATGCAAACACACTTACATTCTTAAGAAGAGGAACATTAGGCACTTCTATTAAGAATCAATACGAAGCAGGCACAACTATGCAATATCAAGGTAAGGAAGAAACTATTCCTTATCAAGATAAAAATTTAACTACAATGTTCATAGGTGATGGAACAAGTTATATATTTGAATTAGATTTTGACATTTCGTCTGAAGCAACTGCTCATAGAGATACAACATCTTCTGTTTTATCTACACAAGAAATAGCAGAAAACATTATAGATGTTTACAAAGGCGGGCGTAAACTAAGAAATATAGAAATCAGCAAATTTGATAACACAATTGATCAAGACTCTTCGGAAGCTGATACAACACTACCTAAAGAATATTCAGTAGACTTAGCAACTAATTCTATAAGCCTAGTTGACATACCAGTTGACGGTGAAAGAATTGTTGTTACAAGGAAACAAGGCCAATTATGGGTAAATGAAGGAGAATCTTTTGTTGATAGTAATAGTAAAATTACTAGATTTATAAGAGGCGCAACTATTAAGTTAACCAAATAAATACGTTACAGGATGGAAATTAATCATGCAAACACAAAAAGATACAAATAAAATTCATGTACAGGGTCATATAAAAATACACGATCCTAGTACCGGTGAAGTGTATGTAAATAAGAGAAATGCTATTCATTATGAAAACATGAGTATAGCATTAGCAGAAAGTATTGCCAATGCAGGACAAGGCTTTATATATGAAATGAGTTTTGGCAACGGTGGTACAAGTATTGACCCAACAGGCATTATTACATACCTTACACCAAACAGCACAGGTACAGGCGCAAGTTTGTACAATCAAACTTATACAAAAGTTGTTGACGATAAAAGTGTTAGTAACTTAGATCCAACAAGAAACAAAATAGAAACACGACACACAAGTGGTTTTAATTACACAGATGTTCTTGTAAGTTGCTTACTGGATTATAGCGAGCCTAATGGACAAGATGCATTTGATACAGCTAGTAACAGCGAAAATCAATTTGTTTTTGATGAATTAGGACTGCGTGGTTATAATCCAGATGGCACAGGAAGACTTTTAACACACGTAATTTTCCATCCAGTTCAAAAGTCTTTAAACAGATTAATCCAGATAGATTATACGGTACGTATTCAAAGTTTAAGTGGAGGCAATGAATAATGGCATATTCAATTAATTTCACTGACGCGGTTAACAAAGGTAGTATTACCGTTGAAGATAATTCTGTAAACAACGATACAAGTATTCAATTTCCTGGAAAAAGTTATACAGGATACGGAGCAATTGTAAACACTAATTTTTTACATATGTTAGAAAATTTTGCAAACAATAACGCTCCTGGCAATCCTGTTGAAGGACAACTTTGGTACGACAATACTTCAAATTCAAATTCTCTTAAAATATATGATGGCACTACATGGGTAAATGCAGGCGGTGTTAAAAAAGGTGCAAGTGAACCTAGTGTTGAATCAAGCAATGCAGGCGACTTGTGGGTAAACACTACTACACAACAATTATATCTATACTCAGGTAGCGGTTGGTTGTTAATAGGCCCTAGTAGTTCAAGCGGTACAAATACAGGGGCAAGAAATACAACAATAATCGATATTACAGATGTTGAGCAACAAGCAATAATTAACTATGTAAACAATGTTCCAGTAAGTATAATTGTTGCTACAGAATTTACACCAAAAAGTGTTATAACAGGTTTTAGTGTTTTAAAACCAGGTGTAAACGTAAGTACAAATTTAAGCGGTACAGCTGGTAAATTTTATGGTACTAGCACTAATGCAGAAAACCTTCTTGTATCAGGAAATCCTGTAGATGGCACAAAATTTGTTAGAAATGACGAACCTACCGTTACCCAATATCCATTTACTATTAGAAACAATACTGGTGTTGAAATTGGTACAATTAAAACTCTTGCTTTAGGAGTTGAAGGTACAAACGCTATTATTTCTCAACAACAAAGCACTGGCTTTTTAGATATTAGAACAAACAATGACGGTACAACTATTACTCCGATTAGAATCAAAGCCAATGGTAACATTGGTATACTAAATCCTGATCCTGAATTTACACTTGATATTGTAGGAGATATTAATGCTACAGGAAATATCTCTAACGACGGAACTTTAGATACTAACAATACAAATATTACAGGAACGTTAGATGTAACAGGTAATACAACAATAGGTGGCACAACAACTATATCTGGCAGTATTATTGCTGACACGAATGCAGCTTATAATATTGGTTCTGCAACAGGAAAATTTAATGCTGTGTATGCAAATAGATTTGTTGGTGAGTTTGAGGGTAATATTACAGGTAACGTTGATGGAAGCGTAACTACTGCTTTAGAATTTAGAGATACAACAACATTTAACATTGAAGGGCATGTGCAAACTTCTACAGGTGTTACATATGACGGTCGCACCGGAGGTTATGTAAAAACATTTACAACAACTGCAACAAACGACATTATTGCAGATCAAACTACAATTACACTTCAAGACACTGATGAATTTTTAATTAATAGACCTGGATTGGGATTAAGAAAAACTACAAGAGGAGATATAGTAGGAGAAATACCAACTATGCCTATTGGTATGATTGTACCATATGCAGGATTTACAGCACCCGATGGCTGGTTCTTGTGTGACGGCAGTGAAGTAAGTTTGCTTGATTATTCGGCACTTGCAAGTGTTATGGGATATGATGCAGGTGATAACAACACCTGGTATTGGGGAACACCAAGCGACGAAACGTTGTTCTTTGTTTTACCAGACTTAAGAGGAAGGTTTGCAATGGGTATCGGCTCTGCAAGTGCTTCAACTGGTAATAGAATACATAGTGCAGATCCTGCTAATGCTATTAATATCATGGGCGGAAACGATGGTAACCAAAGTGCAGTTATTGACATTGACAATTTACCAGAACATACTCATAAACTTGAGAATGCAAATGGAGATACATTCTTTGCAACTAGTTTAGTTGATGAAAGTGCAGATGGAGATACAGATGCATATAGTCAACAAATTGGAACCAACGGTAGTGGTATTTCTAAAACAGGCGGTGTTGACAATAGTCCTTTAGGATCTGCAATGGATATTACTAATCCGTTTGTTGCTGTAAATTACATAATATACCACGGAGTACATTCATAATGGCATATCAATTAAACAAAACTGATGGAACTCTATTAACTGAAATTATAGATGGGCAAATAGATACTGCATCAACTAATTTAGTGTTTATAGGGAAAAACTACAAAGGCTGGGGAGAAAGTTTCAACGAAAACTTTATAAAGTTACTAGAAACTTTTGCTAATAGTTCTCCGCCTAGTAAACCTATAAAAGGTATGTTGTGGTATGATAGTAGCACAGGTAGATTAAAAGTTTACGATGGAACTACATTTAGAAGCACTGATAGTAGTGTATTGCAAGCAACACAACCTACATTAATTGACGGAGATATTTGGTTAAATGATAAAGATAATCAAATGTATGCTAAATTCTCAGAAGACGATCCTATTCTTATAGGACCTTTATATACAGCAAGTCAATTAAAATCAGGACCTGAAGTAGTTACCGTAAGAGATACAAACGGAAACAACAGAACAATTGTTAAAGAATTTGTAAATGGAAGTTGTGTAGCAATTTATAGTAAAGCAGAATTTACACTTTCAACTACTATTAATGGATTTAGTGAAATTAAAGTTGGTGTAAACGTTTCTAGCTTGTTTGCATATGAATATCAAGGTGTAGCAAAGTTTGCTAGACAATTTATTGATAGTGGTGGAACTGCTATACCTTTGGAAAGATTTATGAGAGACGATCAGAATGAAGTAATGAGTGGTACATTACAAATTTCTAATCAAAGCGGTTTAACAATAGGTACAAGCCAAGAATTTACCATGTTTGTTAACAATACTCAAAACATTATTAGAAGTAACATTGAAGATAATGATATAAGAATTCAAATAAAAACCGATCCTGCTACAACTAATCCAAATGATGACGGTACAACTAATCCTTTAATCCTTGATGCAATTTACATTGATGCAAGAAATACAACACTTAAAAAAGGTCAAGGCGAAGCAGAAGCAGCTGGACCGGCTATTGGTTTCTTCTGTGCACCTCAATATCCTTTTGATTTTAACGGTAGTGTTCGTATTAAGGGTGACTTGGTAATAGACAACGGTGATGCTGTTAGTTTAGATGTAACCAATTTACGTGTTGAAGACAAACTAATTGAACTTGCTATTTCTGACGATAGTACATTACCTACAGATGCAGCAGTTGACGGCGCCGGAATTGCAATAAGAGTTGAAGGTGATGATAAAACATGGACATGGGAACAAGCAACTAATTCGTGGACAGCGTCTCATCCTATAGATATTCCTGCTTTACAATCATACAAAATTGGCGGTGTAACCATATTAAACAAAACTACACTTTCTTCTAGCGTTTTATACGCACCAGGAATAACACAAGTCGGTACACTTTCTAATTTACAAGTTGACTCTTTGGTACTAGATGCAAACAGATTAACAAGTAATACAAGCGGGCTACAAATTGATAGCGATGGAGACATACAACTAGTACAAGCAAGAAGAATTACAAATGTTTCAGATCCTTCGAGCAATACAGATGTTGCAACAAAGCAATATGTAGATGGTGCTGTTCAGGGTGGTAATGTTATTTTTGGAATTACTATCGACGGGTTAGGTTCTGGCGGAACATTGCAAACAAATGTTGGTGTTATATTAGAAGAACTTTCACCAGCAGCTGATAAAGTAGAAGGTACACTTGCAAAAGTTTATTGTTTAGCTACAAGTACAACGGTTGATGATATCAATGTTAATGCTAATATTTCAAAAACAACCGTTGCTGTTGATAGTGCAGGTACACAAAACCAATCTGTTATTGAAGACTTTAGTATCAGTAATATTACAGGACAAGGTATTACAACTACATATACCCGAACTATTATGCAATACGAAGTTTCTGGAGGGTCGTGGGCTTATGTCTCAACCACAGCTTCTGCAGTTTAACGATAAATAGTAGTAGAGATTAAGGAATCGTTTAATGGCTTACATAATTAATAAATTTAATGGAACACAATTGTTATCAGTCGAAGATGGCACGGTTGATAATACTACAGATATCAAGTTTGTAGGAAAAAAC